GCAATCGTTTGCGTTGATCTTCACTAAGCGCATTTGCTTTTGCTGGCGTTGTCGCAGCTTTTGGCGCTGGCTTTAGCAATGCTTGTATTTCCGCATCACGTTTTGGCTGTTCAACGCCGACTTGTGCTTCAGTTGCAAAAGGTCGGGCAGCTTGCATAGCCAATACGTCAGCATTTTGCGGCACAAGAGATTCAGCAAGTTGCCCAAGGTTATACACACCACGACCAACAATGTCTTTTCCTTTGCCTGTTACAGCGCCACGTAAAGCCAAACCAAGCAAACCACCCGTTACAGCACCGCTTAAATCACCTGTTAGACCTGATCCAAGGATCGCTGGAGCCATGACGCCGCCAGTCGTATAACCAAGTCGTTGCAAAGAGCCCATTAAATTGAACGCTTCTTCTTGCGCTAAACCTCTTCGCAAAATAGGCATAGCAGTCATAAGTTTACTTTGCTGCTTGTTTAGTGCTCCTACGTCCGGCACTAGGTTTTCTATGTATCGCTTAACATCGTCATAAAAAGCACGACCAAAATCTGCATCAGTTTGATCGCCAACAGAATACTTTCTAGCTAAGGCACGTTTTTCTGCTTGTAGAAATGATAAGCGTTGGCTTTGAGGCACTACTGAAATACGTCCTTCAAAATCTAAAATGTCTTTCAAAAGCTGATCTGCTTTGTCACCAGCCCTGCCACTTTCCAAAAATTTAGTTGCTCGGTTAAACTCTATTTTTGGCAACGATTTAGTATTAGTTTGTTCAAAACGAGTAATTACATTGTCAACTTGACCAGCTAAAGCATTAAGTTTTTGCTGTGCAGTCGCCGCCATTTCACTAGACTGCCGGGAAGAACCCAACTCCCCGCTAAGTAAAAGATCGTTCAAGTTTTGCTTTGCAATCGTTTCCGCTCGCGCAGGTGTCGTCGTCGGTGGCAGATCAATGAACGCTTCATTAAGTGCGGCATTTTCTGCCGGGATAGTAGTGCCAGCCCTAGTAGCTACTTTTTGATAATCGCTTTGTCGCGCACCGAGAGAGCTGCGGCGCATACGCATACCTTCTTCAGTCAAACGTGGTCCTAAACGACTTAACGCAGCTCCTAAGACCGAGCCTCCACCGCCAAGTATTGCGCCTAGCTGTGCAGCATCTTCAACCGCTTGCTCGCGCTGCATTGGTGAAACATCGCTGCTTAATGCAGCAGTCGTAGCTGCCGTTCCACCACCTATCGCCGCATCAATAGCTAATCTGCCAATAGGACCCGCAACTTCTCGTGCTTGCTGCAAACGTCGGATACGATCAATCGGGCTTGCAAAAGATGCAGCAACGTCACTTACTGGAATTCCTAGAACACTCCCGCCAGGAACACTACCTGCGGCTTCGCGGTACAACTCTTTCCGCGCCTGTAGTTCTTCCTCCATTCTGCCGAGCTGCGTTTCATACGGTACACCAGTAAGCAGCGAACTTAGTCCTGCATAAGTTCGCGCTGTTGCAGGGGTAAATGCGCCTAGCGTCAAAACATCAGCAGTGCTCCCCAAACCGCCTTGCAAGGTTTTAAGCAGCAACTCGCCACGGCTTAGTGGCGCTGGCGTTTGGGTTGTTGGCGTAAGCAGATCGCCAATCTGCTGGCGAGTAGACCGAGCAAAAAAAGTAGAAGGATCATACGTCAAGTCAGCAGCACTCGGAATCGCCGCTACACCTGTAGAACGATCAGCGTCAGCCATCGCTAAAATTTCTTCAACCGTTGCCATACTATTGCCCTAATAGTTCGTCTATCTTGGCTTGCGCTTGGCGTTTGGTTGCTTCAGAAACCGCTGAATCACTTAACAATGACTGAAGCTGCTGAATTTGCCCTTCAATTACATCAACGCGACCCGTGGCACGAGCTTCTGTTTCTGTGCTTGTTCGCGATTGTGTGGTGCCAGCAAAATAATCCTGCCAGTTAGTTCGATCAGGATTGTATGTTCCGCCAACAAAAACCTCCGCTTGTTTGTAAGCGTTCCATAACTTGTCAGCGCCAACCGCATCACCCTTGTCTTGCACATACTGCTCAAGGAAGTCGGCATAATCACGCTCTAATTCAGCACGTAATGCCATTCCTTTTATTAGTCGTGCGTTTTCTTCCGGCGTGTTGCTGCTTGATGGTCCTGCACCAATAAGCATTTTGTTTTCGTATTCACTGACGCTGCCCGGAGATCGTCCAGCCTTCACAATGTCAGGACGAATACTGTCTAGCATTTTCGTTGCTGCCATTTTTTCGGCTTGTGTCTTGCTGCCAAACGCTGAAGCAAGATATGCACCTGCTACCCTAGCGCCAGGAAGAAGCCCACCCGTTTCCCCGGCTCCCGTCATAGCTTCCGCAGCCGTAGCAGATAGCCTTTCGTACGTTGAAGAAGTTTCTCTTGATTGCTCAATTTTCTTAAACGCAGAAGCGTTAGCCGCTCTCTCTTGAGTCAAACGCTTATCAGCTTCTTCCGAAGCCTTATTTGGCGTAAGACCCATTGAAATGCCTTGCTGAATGTACTCGTTACGGCGCTCGTTATAGGTCTTTTCAATGCCAGGAAACATGCTTGCTTTTCGTTCTGCGTCTGGAGGTCCAGCAAAGTAAGATGGAGCCGTTCCCAAAACATCTTCATAACCCGGAGGAGTTCTGCCCTGGCGCACAACCTCTCTTAACAACTCACCTTGTATTTGCTGTTTTAGCTGTTGTTCAGGAGTTTGACCTGCGCCTAACATGTCCTCATAACCTGGCGGGATGTAGCCAGATCGCACACGCTCTAGCAAAAGCTGCTGCTTTAGTTTCTCTTCGTTTTGCTTTTCCAATAACTGGTTTTCAAGCAATCGCAGTTTAAGTTGTGTGCCAACTTGTCCAAGCCGTTCGTTTCCTGGTTGTGCAATTAGCGCATCAAGCTCGTCTGCCGTTTGTGCTTTCAAACCAGCAGTTATCAAAGGTGCGAGGGTAGCATTTTCTTCAAGCGCCTGTTGCCTAGCCTGATAGCCAAGAAGTGCTGTTGACAAAACAGAACCCAAACCAATCGCTAGGTTTCCCCAAGGATTGCCATAAGGGTCAATCATGTTTGGAATGTTTGTAGAAATGACGTTTGCCGCAGCGCCGTATGGCGTTTCGATAGGTCTAATTGGCAACGCAAGAAGTGCTTGTGCTAAACTGTCAGCCATAATTATCTCAAATAATAATTCGACACACCCGCGCCAACACCTTGAGCAAAACCGCCAATGGCAGCGTTCCAAGGATTAGGTTGCCTTGGCTGGTTATAGCCCTGCGCTAATTCCATAGCTGCAACATCACGCGCTGCGTTTGCCTGTATCTGCGCCGCTGTGACGTTTGATCCGCCACCCATACGCGCTGCTGTAATTTGTGCCTGACGATTAAGCTCTGCTTGCCTTGCCTCTGCTTCAGTGCGATACGGAAGCGCCCATAGGTTTTCTGTTGCGCTGTACTGCTGAAACGGAAGCATTGCTGCTGCGCGTCCTTGCTCAAAGCCCTGCTGCTGATACCCTGCGCCAAGCTGGAACGCGTTACTCATCGCAGCTTGTCGAGCGCCACCTTGAGCCTCTTTCAATGCTCTAAACTGTGCCTGGTAATTTTCGCTATTGGGATCAATTCCCTGTTCCATCATGCGCTGCTGAAACTGCATGTCTTGGCGCTGAAATTCCGGTGCCATTGTGCGCTCAAACTCGCCCATGACTGAATCACGAGCGCGTTGCATTTCCTGGCTGAAAGGCTGCTCGTAACCTACAAATGGCTGGTTAGGATTAAATCCCATTGCATTTGCAAACATTTGGTTGGTAAAAGCTCCAACGTCTGAACGAAGTTCATTTACCTGTTTTTCACTTGGCAAATTGCGAAACTTTGCCTCATCGCTGCCAGCGGGAGCACCCGGTATGCCCGGTGTTCTGTCTCGACGACGCTTGTTGCGCTGGTTGTTACCCGTTTGACCTGGCAAACGCTGTATAAGTTTGCCTGACGAGTCACGGTAAATGCCAGGCGATACTCGCGTATACTGTTGTGGATCTTTTGCTAAAGCGCCTCGTGTTGCCATACTAGACCTGCCCACCTAAATCGTATCGTATTTCAAACCCAAAAAGTTGTAACGGAGTGTTTTTAATGCTGCCGCCAAAACGAATTGCGGCACAGTGTCCTTGTCCTTTAACCGCAAAACGGTCAAACACGTATTCAACGTCAGTAGACCAAAGGCTGCCCCATGGCGATCCCCATGGCGTAAATGGTCCAGCAGCAGTAGTTACTGTCGTTACTGTAGTTGCTCGCTTAAAGTCTGTGTCTAAACCAAGGTTAAGCGCCAAACCCCGCTTGCCACGCATTAGCGGTCGAATGTCCTTAAACGCTTTGTAGTTTCCTCTACTACCATAGAATGAAAACGCCATACGCGCAGAAAATTCTATGGATTCTCCTGTTCCACTAACACTAGCATCTGAATAGCCGCTTTCCCCTTGGTAAATAATACCCGTTGCAGAGCCATAAAAGGGAAGGTCTAAAAACTTGCAGCTAGAGCAACAGTGAGCACCAACAAACAATGCAAACTGTGACCATGCCTTTGTGTCTAATGACCAAACTAGCAAGGTCGCAGTGGTGCCGCTGTCGGGCAACATTACGTAGACGCGACGACCCGCAGCCCAAAAGAATCCGTTCCACCGCTCACTAAGGGAAACTTGTGTTGCGTACTGGCTTATTAACGGATTGATCGGACGGCTGATTGTGTCGGAAGCCTCCTGTGGGCTTTGGCTAAACAACACAGAAACAGGCACTATTCCCTGCTGTGTAATGATTAGTACGTCTTGGTTTACACGAATGTATGCGCGAGGACCAAGCGGCTTGCCAATAATAAAATGTGCTACTAATTCCCAAGCGGTATCATCAGGCGAAGCTCCTGCGTAGAAAACTATTTCTCCTTCCGACGACACAGCCATAAACAAGTCTTGGCTTGTCACATTTTTTTGATTCGTAAAGCTACCAGTAAAAAGAAGATAGCCGCCACGACGGAATATGTATTGAAAGTCATAACTTTTAAGGACAGCGCCACCAGAAGTTAGGGTAGCGCCAACAGTCGCGTGATACCAAACTTTGAAACTGTTTCGTTCTACAAAATATAACCTTTCGCGGTACGACGCGACGTTGATCAGATCCGTCAGTGTATAGCCGCTACCGCCAACACTTACGTTAGCCGCTAATCCGGTTCCTTGGTAAACTTGCGGCGCATCGCCTCCATTGTTTGCAAGATAAATGTTCCCTGCAAACAGCTCCTTGTTCCAATAGCCAGACAGGTATCCGCCAACTTTGCTTATGTTTGTAACCGTTCCTGTATCGCTAACGGAAAACAAAGCTGCGTTTTGTGCTGCTATCAACTGCGCGGTTCCGTTTTTTAACGGATATTCGTGCATAAATAAAATAGGTGATGCCGTACCCAAGTCGGCGAAATTCTCATAACCAAGGCGAACGGTGGGAGCCCCTGCGCCTGGAAAGATATTCACTAACTCAAGTGCTGCTGCTGGTTCCATGCCATCAATAGGGCTGACTAAATCAAGCCCTAAAGACGGTGGAGGCATTGTTACACCTTGGTACGGCATCGAAATTTATTTTAAGGGAAAGCGCCAAGGAAACTGCGATGCGCCTTGCTGCATACCTTGCGCTACTCCTTGTAAGTTTTGTTCCATTTGCTGCATCTGTTGTGGCGTCATTCCTGCACCGTAAGCTGGCATATTGCCATAACCTTCCATCATACCTACTGGCATTGGCACTGGACGCTGCGGTATTGGCATACTCATGCCACGACCAATGTAAACGTCTTGAGGCGGTGGCTGGTAATACTGCATGTTTCCATTTTGCGGAAACTGATCACGCGCAAAAGGCGAAGGCTGCAAGTTTTGCACTAGCGGCTGCTGCTGATCGCGCCGTGGCTGGTTGGGCAACATTTGCCCCTGCTGGCTGACCAGCGAACCGTCAGCGCCACGATAAACCCCAGGGCTCAAACGCTCGCGTGGCATCTGCTGCATGTCACGGCGCAGATCCCTAATTGGCTGCACAAACCCTGGCTGTTGAGGATCAGGGAAGGGCTGAATACGCGCTGTGCCGTCTCCTGGCATCGGCTGTGCCTTCATATCATCCACAATCATGCGCGGCATACGCTCCATGTTTGAAGGTCTGCGCCCCGGCGTCCCCGGCATCCTGTTCAACGCAGAAGCAAGCCGACTAGCTTGGTTTTCCATCCTTCGTGATCGGTTATCCATTGCCATACTATTTCTCCTTACCGTAATTTAGTTCTAGGGCTTTTCGCATTGTCAGCGCCGGACTAACTTTGCCCTGATCGTTCATGTACATGCCCGGTGACACACGCAAAACTTTGCCCGCTTCTGGTCTGGTAATTGACTGCGTTGGTCCCGGCACCGGAGTTGGATCAAAACCCGCTTCTTTTGCAAAGCTCGACTGCCCAAGTACGGTACGAATGTTTGCCAAAACATCCTCGTTACTTTTAGCGTTGCTGGCTACAGCGTTGACTAACATGCCCGTAAACTGTTCAGTAGGAATTTTACTGCGATCTACTCCCTCATAGATGCGCTGAATCATCGGATCTAGCTGTTCGGTTGCAAACACTGCCAAGGGATTTGAAAAATCAATGTCCCAGGCTTGGCGAGTTGTCTTGCTATCAACATTTTTATAACGAGTTTTGCCATCCAATCCGATGTTGAACTTAGATCCATCGGCAAGTGTGACCTCATAATTGTCATCTGCTACGCCCGTTTCGCGTAGTGTTCCTCGAAAGTCATCACGAATTAGTTGCGCGTTTGATTTGCCCGAAGTCATCATTTTGCCAATGGAACGTTTGCCCATTAGTTTCAGTGCAAAATTAGGGACAAAAGCTGTAGCCAAGTTTGCCCCCTGATTGATCCAATCAGCACGATCCCCTCGACCACGAAGTATGTCCTTCATTCCGGTTTCCCAAGCAGTGCTTAGAGTGCCAACTACAGCCGCGACTGGAAGCGCAACGCTACCTATTGCTCCAAGTGTTGTACCACCAGCAGCGGTACCAGCAGCGCCAGCGGTACCACCGGCGGCAGCAGTACCACCAGCGGCAGCGGTACCAGCAGCACCACCAGCAGCAGCTCCAGCGCCAGCGGCACCAGCAGCGCCAGCCGCGCCAGCACCAGCAGCACCAGCGCCAGCAGCCGTAGAAGCGGCACCAGTGCCAAACAATCCCGCTGCTTGACCGGCAAGATATGAGCCACCAATAACACCAGCCGTCTGACCACCTACAGCAGCAAGATTACTTCTAGCAGCATTACTTTGTGCCTCTTGTGCTAACTGCTCTTTGCTTTTTGGCGGTCCATATGCCGAGCTAGTAGCCTGGTATGCTTCGTAAGGACTAACGCCTGACCTATACAAGAAGAGGTAATAATCCATCGGTTTCATGCCGCTCTGCGGCGGTGGAATGTTTGCCATATTAAATCCAGGTTCCAAAAACGACTACGTTGTTTCGCGCAAACATGTTTCCTCTTCCATAACCACCAGCGTAAATAAGTTTGCCAGGGTTTTGTCGTGAAAAATCCTCGTTTAGCTGCGTTTCATAACGTGGCTGAATCGTGTCGAGCCCATGTATTTCTGCAAATCTTTCAAGCACTCCTAGCTCTAACGTGCGCTCGTTAAAAATGCTTACGTCGGAATTTGTTAAAAACTCCTTGTACGGTCCTGAGTAGTAAGTCCAGGTAACACCACCATCACTAACAGATCCACTTGTATGCGTTGGTGCAGTCGCTCCGCTCGTGCCACCTGCGCTCGTCGTATAATAATTTCCGTTGTAGAAAGTGTAAGCACCTGAGTCATACGCTGTGCCAGCAGCCCAAGTTGCAGGACGCACACTGCGATCAGCAATGTACTCAAAAATGATTGTTTGTCCTGCTGTTCCAGCAGTAGGAGTCGGGTAAATAAGCAACTGACTGTTGCTCACGCCACGAAGCTGAAAGCGCGTGTAGATGGAAGTATTTAGTCCGTAGCCTTGTGTTTCCGCATACTCCTGCGGCGTCATCGGACCAATTACGCGCCAACGGGTCGAGCTGTTCCAAAAGGTTTCGTACAAGTAGTAAGAAAAAGCGGCGGGTAGCTCATATTGAGACTGACCCGCCACCAAGGTGATTGCACCGCTCGCATACATGGAAGTCCAGGGATACGCATCTGACATTTCCTGGTTTATGCGATT